CACCGGCTGGATCTTCTGGTAGACGCCGAGGGTCGCCGTATCGCCCTTGCGCATGTCGCTCGCCAGGTTAATGGCCTGGTTGCCGGTGGTGATCGCCTGCGTCGCCTGCTGGCCCATGTCGTTGTAGCCGCCGCCGTAGGACGATACCGCCGCCTGGGCGGCAATGCGTCCCTGCGCCGCCCGCGCCGCAGCGGTTATCCGCTGCGCCATGTCCTGCTGCACCGAGGTGTCGGCCCCCTTTTCCATGCCAAGCACGCTGATGTTGGAGTCCGGGGCGGCTGGCGAGCCCTGCAGCATCTGGGTGTTGAGGTTGGCCTGGGCCGTCTGCTGATTGGCCGTCTGCGCCTGCGGGCTGACCTTGTTGAGCGTATCCTGTTCGGCCGCGCTCGCCTTCTGCCGGTTGGCCTCATCCTTGGCGGCCGCGTCCTGCGCCGCCTGCTGCTGCTGCGCCACCCACTGGTCATTAGCGTTCTGCTGCGCCGCCAGGGTGTCCTGCTGGCCCATGTAACTGACGCCCGCCGAGATGGCGCTTCCTGCAAGAGCGATGGCTGAAATGGGGTCGCAGATCACACCCTCCCACTGTACAATAGTTTAGCCTCTGTCCAATTATTTTTTCTGAACGAGGCTTCCGCCGGAAGATATTGGAGGTTCCACGGCACGTTCAGTCCGCAGCGGTCCCTGCCTTGTAGGGGCTCGATATGGTCAACGTGGTGACCAGGTGGACGGTGCTTGTAGAACTCCCGAATGGCGGCTTTATCGGCCCAAGGAGGCGTGGCCGCCACGAGCGCAGCCTTCCACTTCGCCGTGTTAGCCCTCGCCTTCTCAGGATGTTCCCTTTGCCAAGCCAGACTGATAGCTCGATGGCGCTCTCGGTTCGCATTCTTCCATGCCTGCTTAAGCGCCCGATGCTCATCGAGATGCGTCTCATAGCTACGGCGCGCGGCGCGACGTGAGCAGTTCTTGCATTGCGGATAGATCCCATCGGGCCGCGTTCGGTCCTTGTTGAAGAACGTCTCCGGGTGGCTCTCGCCGCATCGGGTGCATACTCGGTCACACATCGATCATTGTCCGCTCAGTTTGCCGCTGGACGAGTTCGCCGCCGGCGGGGTGGGTCCCTGCTGGCCATAGCTGGTGGTTCCGTATTGGTACGGGCTGGTGAGGACATTGGCGGCGCCGCCGACGGCGGTGACGGCGGGAGTGATAAACGCGGCCAAGGGGGTCAGCGTCGGGTCTTGCAGTTGCGAGGCGTTGGCGCTCGACTGCGCCAGGTCCGCAGTCAAGGTCGGGTCCTCGGTCGCATAGAGCTGGTCGATTAGGGACTGCTTGTTGCCCTGGATCTGGGTCTGCAGTTGCCCGGTCTGCTGGTTGGCGTTGTTGACGATATCGGCCTTCGCCAAGGCGTCCTGGTAGGCGAGTTCGCCCTGCTTGTCGGCGGCGACGGAGGAGGTGAGCGAACCCGCCCGCGCCAGGTTGTAGGTCAGGTCCCGCCCGCCCTCGGCATACTGCTTGGCTTCCTGCGGGTTATAGTAGTCGAGGATCTTCTGGTTGTAGGCGTCGTAGAAGCTCGGCCCGAAACCGCCCTCGGCCGTCGCCGGGGTGTTGATGGTGAGCGGATCGCCCTGCTTGGTGACCTTGCCGCTCGAGTCCTGTAACCCCCATCCGCCGCCCGTCTGCACCGCAGTGTAGCCCGTCGGCACAGTGCCCGTCGTATTGAAGGTCGGCGCCGTCGCTGAAGGGTTAGCAGCCAGCCATTGCGACATCACGTCAGGCATCTGCTCGGGGGCCTTGAAGGTCGACCAGTCGAATTGGCTCGAGCTCGCGGGCGTCGCCGCGGAAAAATCGAAGATCTTGTTGATCGCGTCCGTGCCTTGCTGCAGGCGCGCTTGCCGATCGGCCTCCTTCTGCGCCGCCTGCGCCGCTTGCTGCTGCTCGAAGTCGACGGCCTGGCTGTTGGTGGGCGTGCTCCCGGACATCTAGAGCTTCCTCGAGAAGGCGCCGCCCATGTCCGCGAAGCCGAACCCGCGGAAGAGATGGCAGAGAGCCATCGCGCCTGGGCTGGTCGGCGCGACGGTGGCGAAGAAGGCGCACGCGCCTTCGTGCTTGGCGATGTCGACGGCGGACCACACCAGCATCCGCCCAACGGCGCTATTGCGATGCTCGGGGGCAACATAGATCGTCCATAGGACGGCGATCGGCTGCACGCTAAAAACATGCATCATCGTCCAGGAAATCCAGCCGACAGGCTCCCCCGCGACCTCAGCAATGATCAGCGGCGTATCGTCCTGCCCAACCAGCCGGGTCATTTCGCGGGTGGCGCGCTCGAGGTCGACGGTCGCGAAAGCGTCAAAGCCGCCCTCGTGGAAATGGTCCTCGCCGTACTTGGAGATCAACCCCGCCACGTCCTCGGGCTTGCCGGTGCGAAGCGTCAGTCTGCCTTGGTCAGTGTAGCTGGGCCTTGTCATCCGTAATCCGCGCACACAGGGCGAAGTCCTCGCCCCCGCGGCCGAATCGGGGAGTGACGGCCTCAAAACTGAACCCGACCAGCCCGAGCCAGCGGATGGTCGCGATGTTGGCCGCCATGGGACGGGCCTCCAATCGGTGCAGCCCGCGACGGTCAAGCGAGGGCAGTATAGACCGCCGCATGGCCTTGGTCACCTCCATCACGACCTCGTCCCACTTATCGGTGCCCCATATCCACCCCGAGCCCAGGCCGGGCCAGACCGGCACGAAGCCGCCGATCGCTGCAGGCTCGCCGCCAACCGTGCGGGCTTCCCATTTCGGGCCGGGAATCCGCTCGATGAGTTCGGCCGTCGCCTTCGCCGAACCCAGCCAGACCGTGGCTCTGATCTCATCATCGTCGGAGGGGCGCAGGTTGCCGAGCACGTACTCGAGGCCAATCGCAGTGAGGCCCTGGATCAACCCTGCTCTCCATCGTCGAACTGGATCACGACGTGCCCAAGCCTGGCCCGCGTCGCGTCGGTGGAGCGGAAGCGCAACGAGATATGCGTGCTCTGCTCCGGCATGGTCATGGTGGTCATGGCGTAGGTCGGGCCGGTGAACGTCGCGACCGTCTCTTCCGTGGCCTGGTTGGCCGGGTCGCATCCGACTGACATCGTCCACGTCCCCTCGCAGCCGACGTCGAAGCTATGGAACAACTTGGTCTTGCTCGGGCTCTCGCAACTGAGCGCGGGCGTGATCACCTCGACCTCGGTGTTGTCATAGGTCGACGCAACCTCGCTGCCGTAGATGTAGACGTGGTTGTCATCGCCGCGGAAGACTACCCAGGGGTCGGCCACGCACGACTCGACGAAATAGAATGGCGCGTCAAAGGTTGACCATGCCGTTATCGCGGGTTCTTGGAAGGTCGACAGCACATAGATCCGATCGGGCAGGACCACGAACAGGCGGCCGCTGCGCGGCTGGATCAGGCAGCGGGCGTTGGCGAACCAGGCCGTTCCGTACCTGATGATCAGAGCCCGAAATTCCTCGTCAATCGGGGTGCCCAAGTCGGTGGTCCCAGCAGTCAACGAAATGTTCTGGATCCGCACCGACCGGATACCGTGCGCCGACAGGTACATCACGTCGCCGTTGCCGTACTGGGTGGTCGAATTGGTGGCGATCAGCCCGGTCGAGCGCAAGAGTTGCTGGAACTGGTTTTGCGCCGGGTCGGGGTCCAATTTCCAGAATTGCGTGCTCAGGCTCGAGAAAATGGCCATTTGACTGTAATAGACCTCGAGCCCGACGAGGTTGGTCGAGTCGGAGTCCTGCGCGGAGAGGTCGATATAGCCCGAGCCGTCGTTGGTCGCGGGCGCGACCGGGGGCGTCCAGATGGTCGGGTCGCCGATCTTGGAGAACCTGAGCAGGCGGCCGTCGACGCCGTACATCTTCGAGCCGTAGGTGCGGATCGCCGAGCTCGTCGCCATCGCGTCAGTGACGCGAACCTGATTGAAGTAGTGGTAAAAGCGGCCATCCGCGCCAGCCAGCACGACGTAGAAAAGACCGTTGAACAGGTCCCAGTCCGCAACCCTGGTGATCGTAATGCCGGCCGGAAACGGCAGCGAGATGATGCCGGGGACGGCGTTTGGCGCTGTCCCGGTCGCCTCAGTGATCCCCGACGCGCCGTTGACCACCGTGTAGATCAACCCATTGCGCGATAAGAGTCCGAGACTGCCGACGGGGAAGGTCCCCCAGGAGTAGAAGTTCGTGCGCTTTTCAATCTCCGCGCCCGCCGAGATCACGCAATTGCGCAGCACGCGCAGCGAGCCCGCAGGAGCGGTCACATAGCCTTTGCGAAGGTCGAGCCCGTTTTTGAAGTCCTGGATGTTGTAGGCGGGCATCTCAGGGGCCTGGGATGTAATCGATCCACGGCGTCGAGGTCTGGTTATAGGTCGGCTGCATGCGCCTGCCCTGCCCCATCGCGGCGATGTCGCGCTTGTTGGCTCCTTGGCGGCTCAGCAAGCGCCGGATATAGGCTTGGGCCTTTTGCCCCTTGAGCGTCGCCACCTCGCTCTTCTGCGCCCCCAGGAGCTCGGCTGCGGCGGTCAGCACGATCGCCTCCGAGTCGATGGTGCAAAGGTCCGAGTCCACCAGCAGCGGCGTCACCGGCGCCTGCCCGCGCCAGCGCATATGAGCGGCCTGATTGGGGATCGGCCACAATTGCGCCCGGCCCCATGGGTCAGTGATCCCGGTCGATGGGCTGACGACGGCGACGTGGCGCCAGCGCTGCGGCGGAAAGGAATGCAGCGTCTCGTTGATCCAATCCTCGAAGCCGTAGCGTAGCGGCGCCCACGGCTGCATCGAGTTGGGGTTATAGTTGTACCAGAGCCCGAGCACGTTTTTAAACGGCATGGTCGGGTCATACTGGATATATTCGCCGTTGGCCGGCGCGGTGAAATCAATCCGGTAGTCGAGGTGCGGCCACTGGTACAGGTTCCAGAGCTCGTGCTGGGTCCGGTCCAGGATGATGTTCTGCATGTCGACCGAACTCAGTCCGTGCGCGGGCAGGAGCGAGGAGTAGATCTCCGCTCTCAGTTGATAGCGCAGGTCGGCGAGCGAAACCCCGACCCCCATATCATGCGCTCCCCTGCGCTCGCGTCATGTCGAGCACCGGCTCATCGTCGTCGGCGCTCGGCAGCGGCCGCCGAGGGGCGCGCTTCTGGACGGCGGCGCTCTCATCGCGTTCGCCTGGCCACTGCAGCTCCATCGCCGGCCTCGAGCCGGGATAGCACTGGTCGACGATATCCTTGCCGTACAGGCCGAGGAGGCGGTTCTTCTCTTCCTGGATGTTCGACGGCTGCGACATGAGAAAGTCCGCGTCGAACACATTGCTTTCGCCGTGCAGGGCCTGCAGGACCAGCACCTCCGGCCACGACACGGGCCGGTCAGGGCCGCGATAGAGCACCTGCGTGGCTTCGCCGCCGAGGGCGATCTTTGCTGTAACCCAGTCCATTCAGATCTCCAATTTAGCGCCCTTGCTGCGGTTCTCTCTCATCGAGAGATACTGCAGGTTCCAAGGGACATGCAGTCCTGAAGCAATATGCGCGCCTTTGTCGTTGCGACCAAGCAGCGGGTGAATGTGATCGACTTCCATCCCGGCTGGGCAGGCGAAATAGAACGCCTTGAGCTCATTACGGAAATGGTCGGCCAAGCGGCTGTCTTCGGCGCAGCGGCGCTTGGCGCGCGTGACGCGACTATGCCGTCGCTGATATTCGACATACTCCGGGTCAGACGCAAACCGTTCTCGATGTCGCGCCCTTTTGAGTGGCCGCTGACGCTCAAGGTTGTCTTTTGCCCATTGCAGAGCGCGCTCCCTATTTGCTCGATACCATTCTTTCGCTTTTTGCTTGGCGATCTCCTTGTGCGTCGGGTCAGCACGGTAGGCTTCCTGTTCCAGCCTGACCCGTTCGGGATCTCGCTGCGCTCTCGCGCGACATAGCGCGGCATTGCGGCCGGGGTTCTTCGCCCGCCACTCCTTGAGATAGGCCGCCCGGCAGTCGCGGCATTG